AAGTGTCAAAAACACAAATGTTTACGCCTCAAGAGGCCAGAAATATTTTAGACGGAAACCCTAGTGCAAGAGATTTAAAAGATTTTGGCGGAAGAGAGGCATTGGAAAAAAAGGCAGAGGGAGTCAAAGGCCTAACCGGAAGGGAACAACTAACCGATGCCGGACTAACAATTAAACGCGGTGATGTACAAAAAGTAGGACAGCAAGGAGCGCCAGTTCCAGTTGCAGCTAATTATTCAAAAACACAAATGTTTACGCCTCAAGAGGCCAGAAATGTTTTAGATAATGGTAAGGCAAGAGATATAAAAGATTTTGGCGGAAGAGAGGCATTGGAAAAAAAGGCAGAGGGAGTCAAAGGCCTAACCGGAAGGGAACAACTAACCGATGCCGGACTAACAATTAAACGCGGTGATGTACAAAAAGAGGGTTCTAGTGTAGATCCAAAACTTATAGAAATAGCAAAACAAGCTCAAGCAAGTATACCTGGATTTGAATATTTTTCAGGGTTCAACGATCAATATCATCAAGAAAAATCACCGGCGAGTAAACATACTAAAGGCCTAGCATTTGACTTTGTAGTAAATCCTGGACCAGGTAGGCAGAAACCCTCAAAAGAACGGAGTGATACAATTATTAGTATGCTGAAAGGAATGGGATTATCTAAAGTAGAAAATGAATATGATAACCCTAGTAAAAAAGCTACCGGTGGGCATTTTCATGCAGAATTGGCAATGCCTAAAGCATTTGATGGGGGTTTATTTGATGGACCTAAATCAGGATACGCTGTAGAATTGCATGGTAGAGAAGCGATTGTACCAATGCCAGACCCATCTTCTACAATAAAAATGGAAACCAATTCACCTGACAAAACCCCATTATCGTCAGTGGTAAATAATAATAGTAACTCACAACAATATAATACAACTGATTTGATGTCCAATATTTTTGAAATGATGTCCTCTAAAATGGATGAAATGATTGACAGATTGGACATGGGTAATAATTACTCTGACAAATTAGTAAAAGCTATGGTTTAACGCTAAATACTAGATAATATTATGACCTACAAAAAACGTTTTACGAATAAAAGTGGTATCTCTAGCCCCATTGGTGGCGGAAATAGCAACTCTGGCACCTGGAATGGTAGTCCAGGACAAAATGGTTCATCTACTGGCGGTTGGAATAATCACGAAATGGGTTATAAAAACTACATGAGTAGACTCCCTGAAGTATATACAGGTCACCCAAATCGCATTGAACGCTATAATCAATATGAAATGATGGATGTTGACGCCGAGATAAACGCCTGTTTAGATATCATTTCAGAATTCAGTACACAGAAAAACGAACACAATGATACCCCATTCAATCTAGCATTTGCAGAAGATCCAACTCCTCACGAAGTAGAATTGCTTAAGAAACAATTACAACAATGGTGTAAACTAAACGAATTTGGAACAAGAACATTCAAAATCTTCCGTAATACAATCAAGTACGGAGATCAAGTATTCGTCCGAGATCCAGAAAACTTCAAACTATACTGGATTGATAATACTAAAGTAATCAAAGTTATTGTTAATGAAAGCGAAGGCAAAAAGCCAGAACAATATGTTATCAAAGACATTAATATAAATCTACAGAATCTTACTGTAGCACAGAAAACTAACTCAGACTTTGCTGCCAATCCAGCAACAGGCTTGGGTGGTACAGGTGGAGGTTCAGGCGGCGGGGGCGGTGGTGGATATACTGTTCCAAGTATGCCCTACAATACTACTGGATCTCGTTTTACATTAGGACAAAGTGAATCAGCAATTGACGCTAAACACATTGTTCACTTGAGTTTAACTGAAGGATTAGATAGATTCTGGCCATTTGGTCAATCAATACTAGAGAACATTTTCAAAGTTTATAAGCAGAAAGAATTACTAGAAGATGCGGTTCTTATCTATCGTGTACAACGCGCACCAGAACGGAGAATGTTTAAGATTGACGTTGGAAATATGCCAAGTCATTTGGCCATGGCTTTTGTTGAGCGTATTAAAAATGAGATTCATCAAAGACGAATTCCTAGCACCAATGGCGGATCAGCGATCGTTGATGCTAGTTATTCGCCACTTTCAATGAATGAGGATTACTTCTTTCCAGTAACAGCAGACGGCAGAGGAAGTAGTGTTGAAGTATTGCCAGGTGGACAAAATCTTGGTGAAATTGATGACTTGAAATACTTCAATAACAGATTAGCCCGTGGTTTGCGTGTACCAAGTTCATATTTACCAACTGGTCCTGATGATAATACTACACCATTAAGTGATGGTCGTGTTGGAACAGCAATGATCCAAGAGTTCCGCTTCAATCAATATTGCGAACGACTACAGAAGTACATGAGCCATAAGTTAGATGAAGAATTCAAGTTATTTTTGCGTTGGAGAGGTTTCAATATTGATAGTGGGTTATTTACATTGGAATTTAATCCACCTCAAAATTTTGCAGCTTATCGCCAAAGCGAACTAGATAACGCACGGGTAAGTACATTTGCTAGTATGGAAGCATTTCCTTATATCAGTAAACGCTTTGCACTAGAACGATTCTTGGGATTAAGTGAAGAAGAAATCAACAAGAACGAGAAGATGTGGCGCGAAGAAAACGGCAAAGATGCTGAGGTTGAAGCATCAAGTAGCGATTTGCGTAATATTGGTGTTAGCGCCGGCGGCATAGAAAGTGATTTAGAAACTGCTGACGGAATTGAAAATAACCCAGAAGAAGGCGAACAACCAACTGGACCGGAAGTAGTGGGACCTGTAGGCAACACTCCTGGGGGACAGCCTGCCCCAGCAGATACTGGAATGTAAGATAAATAACATATGCGAGAAATATTATGATTTTGATGGAAATGTTTAATCCTGCGGTTGAAGGCTATCAAGATTTAGCTGCTGATAACTCTAGTCCAAAGTGGAAAGAAAGCCGCAAAACAAAACTAACACTAAGACAGATTCGCAAACTTAGAAAAATGTTGGATGTTAGGAATTTTGAAAAATCAAAATATATCAAAAAAGTACATGAACAATATGGTGTAAAGCCAGAAGCCGTACCTCAATAGAGTAAAACTTTCTATCTCTCCTAATAATGCAAAAAATGCTATCTTATTAAGCATTTTTTAAATGTATAGCATAAGTACAATACACAAGCCATTACTTAGGAGAAACAAACAATGGACCACAAAAAATTTGAACAACTTATTGATTTGATTATTAATGAGAATGAAGAACAAGCTCGTGCATTATTTCACGATATCGTAGTTGAAAAAAGCCGCGAAATCTATGAAGATATAATGTCCGATGAAATGGATGAAGGCATGGGCGGTCAAGTAGGTCAGATGATGGACGAAATCTCTGCTGAAGAAGAAGGCATGACTGAAGAAGAAGATGAAGAAATTGACTTTGATGACGAAGGTGATGACGATATCGTTGATATCGAAGCCGATGATGACATGGGTGATGAAGCTGAAGGTACAGAAGATCGTCTAGTAAGCATTGAAGATAAGTTAGACCAATTGATGGCTGAATTTGAAGAAATCATGGGCAATGGCGATGCTGATATGGCCGATGACGATATGGGCGCCGGCGATGACATGGATATGGGCGACGGCGATGACATGGATATGGGCGATGACGACATGGCTATGGGTGATGACGATGAAGCTATGATGGAAGCAATTACTTTGAAGAAAGTTTCTGTAACTCACGGTGATAACGGTCAAAACACAAAAAGCACAAGTTTAACCAACAGCGGTCAAGCTGGAATGGCAAGTCGTCCAGTTAAGTTCAGTGGTGCTAGTGAGGCAGTTCCTACAGGCCCTAAAGGTGCTAGTAACTTCTACTCAAAAGGCGAAGGACAAGTAAAAGGCGCTGGTTCATTTAAAAACGCTCCAGCACAAAACAACGCTGACTTAGAAAAGGCTCCGGCTCCATCAAAGTCACAAGCTAGCGGTACAAACACTAAAAGCCCTGTAGCTGAATCACGCAAGCCAGTAAAGCGTATTATTAAGTAAGGAATCTGAGAGAATGGCTTTGTATCTCAAGGAGCACTTAACTTTTGACCGTGCTAGCATGGTGGTTGAAAGTGTAAGTGAAGGCGATAAGAAAAACCTTTATATGAAAGGAATTTTCATTCAGGGCGGGGTAAAGAACGCTAACGAGCGTATTTACCCCGTTTCCGAAATTGAATCCGCTGTACAAACATTAAACGAACAGATTACAGATGGTCATTCAGTATTAGGTGAAGTAGATCACCCAGATGACTTAAAAATCAACCTAGATCGTGTATCACATATGATTACAAGCATGTGGATGGACGGCGCTAACGGGTTCGGAAAGTTAAAGATATTACCAACTCCAATGGGGCAACTAGTTGCTACTATGCTGGAGAGTGGTGTCAAACTCGGCGTTTCAAGTCGTGGCAGCGGTAACGTGGACGACATGAACGGAAAAGTAAGTGACTTTGAAATAGTCACTGTGGATATTGTTGCACAACCAAGTGCGCCTCAGGCTTATCCTAAGGCAATTTATGAAGGTATGATGAATATGCGTCATGGTCATAAATTGTTGGATATTGCAAAAGATGCTCAAGGCAACAAGAAAGTGGAGAAATACTTGAAAGGGGAAGTAATGCGCCTCATCAATGATCTCAAAATTAAATAAAGGGGAAACAGAAATGTTTGATGCTATCAAGCCATTACTTGAAAGTGGACTTATCAACGAGGACGTGGGCCGTGAACTAAACGAAGCCTGGGAATCTAAGTTACATGAGGCACGTGAGCAAGTACGTGTTGAATTACGTGAAGAATTCGCACAACGTTATGAACATGACAGAATCGTAATGGTAGAAGCCCTAGATAAAATGGTTACAGAAAGTCTTTCAGAAGAAATTTCCGAATTTCAATCTGAAAGACAATCAATGAACGAAGACCGCGTACAGGCTAAACAACAATTGCGTGAAAATGCAGTTAAATTCAATAATTTCATGGTTACTAAACTAGCTGAAGAAATTAAAGAATTACGCAGTGAACGCAAACTACAAATGGAAAGTCAATCTAAACTTGAACAATTTATTGTTCATGCTTTGGCACGTGAAATTAAAGAATTCACACAAGACAAACAAGCTGTGGTTGAAGCTAAGGTTAAGTTAGTTGCTGAAGGTCGTAAACAACTTGAAAGATTGAAGTCACGTTTCGTGAGTGAATCTGCTAAAAGGTTGAATACTGTTGTAACATCACATCTTAAGGGTGAATTAGGACAATTGAAGGAAGATATCAAGGTTGCTCGTGAGAACAATTTTGGACGTAGAATATTTGAAAGTTTTGCAAGCGAGTTCTCGGTTACTCATCTAAATGATAAAGCTGAAACACGTAAACTTATGAATGCTCTACAATTGAAAGACCAACAGTTGGCTGAATCTATCAAAGTAATTGGTCAATCTAAAAAATTGATTGAGACAAAAGAACGTGAAGTTCGTATTATTAAAGAGTCTAATCAGCGTGAAAAAATGATGAGCGATTTACTTGCTCCGTTAAACGCAGAGAAAGCATCTGTAATGAAGGACTTACTAGAAAGTGTGCAAACACCAAAATTGCAAAACACTTTCGACAAGTATCTACCAGCAGTTTTAAACAGTGGAACAGAAAGAAAGTCTAATAAGACTACTCTACGTGAAAGTGTTAAAGAAGTTACTGGTGATAAAGCTGCCAAAACACAAGAAGTAGATATGGATCAACGTGATAACGTTATTGATATCAAGCGTCTGGCAGGGCTATAAAAAGACATAATTTAGGAGAATATAAAATGTCAAAAGTATTATTAGAAGGCCGTTGGAACGAGACCAAGGAAGCCCTGTTAGAAGGTCTAAAAGGAACTCGCCGTTCAACAATGGGTGTTATCTTAGAAAACACTAAAAAGCAACTACTTGCTGAATCTTCAGCCGGTACAACAACAGCTGGTAACATCGCTACTCTAAACCGTGTGATTCTTCCAGTTATTCGTCGTGTTATGCCAACCGTTATCGCTAACGAATTGGTAGGCGTTCAGCCAATGACAGGACCAGTTGGTCAGATCCACACTCTACGTGTTCGTTATGCTCAGTCATTAACAGACAATAGTGCTGCTCAAACTAGCGTAGTCGCTGGTCAAGAAGCATTAAGTCCATTCTTGATCGCTCAGGCTTATTCACGCCAACCAAGTGGTGCAGGTGGTGACACAACTAGCTACTACACCGGTAATGACACTGCTGCTCTTGAAGGCAATGGCGGTCGTCAAATCAGTGTTCAGATTCTACGTCAAGCTGTTGAAGCTAAGTCACGTAAATTGCAAGCACGTTGGACATTTGAAGCTGCTCAAGACGCTCAATCTCAACATGGGATCGACGTTGAAGCAGAAATCATGGCAGCACTAGCACAAGAAATTACTGCTGAAATTGACCAAGAAATTCTCTTGTCTCTTGCTACTCTGGCTACTACTGAGTTCACATACAATCAAGCTACTGTGTCTGGTACTGCTACATTCGTTGGTGACGAACACGCCGCTCTGGCTGTTCTTATCAATCGTGTCGCTAACTTGATCGCTCAACGTACTCGTCGTGGCGCTGGTAATTGGGCTGTGGTCTCTCCAGCTAGCTTGACTGTTCTTCAGTCTGCTACTACTTCAGCATTCGCTCGTACTACAGAAGGTACATTTGAAGCACCTACAAACACTAAGTTCGTTGGTACATTGAATGGCGCTATGCGTGTGTTCGTAAATAGCTATGCACCGGATACACAACCTGTATTGGTTGGCTATAAAGGTTCTTCAGAAACAGATGCAGCGGCATTCTATTGCCCTTACATCCCGTTAATGAGTTCTGGTGTTGTTCTTGACCCTAGCACATTCGAGCCAGTGGTTTCATTTATGACTCGTTATGGCTACATAGAGCTTACTAATACTGCCTCAAGTTTCGGCAATGCTGCCGATTATGTTGGAGAAATTGCAGTTTCTAACCTTACATTCCAATAAATTTCAGGTGTATTACGGCGACTGCTTGCCGTAATACAAAGCAACAAAAGGGCGCTTCGGCGCCCTTTTTTGTATCTAACAGTAGTGAAATGTTGTATAGTGCTAAATACGAGAACAGGTACAAAAGTAGCATGAACGAAATCAAAGAACTAATTAACAAGTATCCAAAGCATTACTCAGCAATGATTAAAAAATCTGAGATAATGCGAACTTGGGTTAAACTAAATTCAAAATTACCTGACACTTCAAACTGGGCAGACCATATCTATAGTTCGCTTACCCAGCAGACAGGCATTTGTAAGTTTGGTAGTCAGATGAAGTTTAAAAACATCACGATTGGGTTTGGATTCTGCGGCCCGGCAGGGGTATGTGAATGTGCAAGGGAATCTGTTAGTAACAAGGTTATGATCGCAAAAGCGAAAAGAACACCTGATGCGATTGATCAAGAAAATCAAAAGAGGGAGAAAACTACATTAGAAAAATACGGTGTAACCAACAATGCTCAAACAGAGACTGCATTAGTTGCACACTCATTATTTTACACTGATCACGACAAAGTTGCAGCTATTACATCTAGGATAAAAGATACCAAGCAAAATAAACACGGTGATCCAAACTTCAATAACAGAAAGAAATGTGAAGAAACATGTTTGCAGAAGTATGGAGTTAAGAATACATGGTCGCTAACTGATGACAAACAAAATCCAAATTTAAATTTACTTAAGGATAAAGATCAATTAACCTTATTATATCCTAGATATACTCCGGAACAAGTTGCAGATAAATGCAAAGTGCATGTACATACAGTATACCGATATCTAACTTCGCATGGATTTAGAGTACCATACCAGTCAACATTTGAACAGGAAATTGTTTATTTTTTAAAAGAATTGGGAATTAGTAATATAGTTACTAATACCAGAAAACTAATAGGAAAAGAGCTTGATATATTTTTGCCAGATTTTAATCTAGCTATAGAGTACAACGGTGAGTATTGGCACCACGATAAAGTTCCACACATAACAAGCACATATCATTACGACAAGTTTAAAAAATGTGAAGAAAATGGAATTACTCTATTTACTATTTTTGGTAACTCATGGAGTAGTAAGAAAGCTATTTGGAAAGAAAAGATCAAAAATCAAATCAACTTGAAGCAGACCGATAAGATTGGTGCTCGGCAGACAAAAATAATTCAATTGAAGCCGGCTGAAACAAAGGAATTTTTAGATAAAAATCATGTTCAGGGATATTGTGTAGCTCAGTATTGTTATGGACTAACTTACAACGATGTTATTGTCGCTTTAATGACTTTTTCAAAAAACAGAATCGGAATTGGAAAAGATAGAGGGATCGGAACATACGAACTAGTACGCTATGCAACTAGCAGTTCAGTGATGGGCGGAGCAAGCAAGCTATTGAAGAAGTTCATAATAGACCACACCCCAATCCAAATAGTAAGTTACTCAGACAACCAATACAGCATTGGTGCTATGTATGTTAAATTAGGATTTACCATGGAAAAGGATAATAAAGCCGGGTACTGGTACTATGATCCTGTCAAGAAAATATCATATCATAGATACAAATTCGCAAAACATACTTTAGTAAAGGCCGGGCATGATCCTAGTAAAACGGAGAAAGTTATAATGGATGAGCTTGGCTATTTACGAATTTGGAATTGTGGCACAAGAACTTGGATAATGCCGGTGACAAGTGTAAATTAAAGGAAACGAAATGAACTCAAGACAATATGAAAAGATTCGTAATGATCAACTTAAGGAAATAAAATGAAAGACACAGAAATTGTAGAAGTATTAGCAGATGGTACGATTTACCATTTTGATTTAGATGTATGCGGTGCTGAAGCAGCTAATGCCTTAGAACAACTGTATGCCAAAGAAAATGTTCAACTTGGGTTTGATTACACCGCTACAATTTTTAGTTTGTTTGTGTCATGTATTCAAACGCTCACTAATAGCGGATGGAGTACCACTGAGTTGTTAGATGAAGTAATTACTCATTCTGAAGCAGATGATATTTGCCAACGTGATGATTCAGATGATTAGGTTGTAAAAGGCGAAACCCGGCATAGATACCATATTTCACCAGAAAGAAAACAAAAAGAGGCACCCTGAGTGCCTTTTTTAATTATAGTATACTGTTGAGTACTTCTATCCAAGCCAATGTTGGTTCATCCCATTGATATTGTTTACCATCAGTGGGCATTGTAGTAGGAGCTGTCCATTGACAATTATCTTCATTCATAATCCAGCTTGCGTGTGGTTTTGGTGAAATAAACGCATTGCGTAGATTATCATATGTATAACCAACCCCGGCATAGTTTTTACGAAAATTGCCATTATAAGATGTTTGTTTCCAATATGTATGTCCACCGCTCCATGTAATTAAGAAGTTGATACCTTTTTCCTCAGATTCAACTCCATTTTCTAACAATTCGTTGTTATGAACACAATGTACATCCTGTACAATGTTATGTTCATTAAGTTTTGCGAAATGTGCCATTTTATATTTCTCTCTTTCTAATTAAAAGTTATTGTACCTGAGGCTGTGAATTTATAGATTCTATAGCCACCTGTAACTGTTATTGTGGGTGAGCCTGTTGTAGTTGCCGCTGCGTAAGTATCTGCATAGCGAACAATTACTATACCAGAACCGCCTGCAAGACCACCTGAACTAGAATATGAACCACCACCGCCGCCACCAGTATTAACTGTTCCACCAGATAGGGCTGGCTGGCTCGCCTGGGTCCCGCCAGTACCGCCACCATATGAATTAGTACCGGCGGTATTGAGTCCCGCACCACCACCGCCACCGGCATAATTTGTTGCTGCACCCGACATGGAAGATGTTATTCCAATACCTCCGTTCCCACCAATATAAGGAGAACTTGTTGTACCGGCAAATCCAGTACCTCCGGCCCCACCTCCTCCACCGCCGCAATAGGCACCGGCTACTCCCAAACCTCCATTATACCCTTGTGGACTTGTGCCAAAACCCACAGTACCAACTGGATATGGACTCGTAGCCGTTGTTCCACCCCCACCCCCGGATCCGGTTGTTCCTGAACTTGCAGCTAATCCGTTTGGTGCCGAATTACTAAATGAACCACCTCCACCGCCACCTAATGTAGTAATACTTGAAAAAACAGATGGATTTCCGTTTCCTCCATTAGTACTAGCGGTTGATGCTGCACCACCTGTACCTACAGTAACTGTAATAGGTGTAGCAAGGGCAACTGCAAACCCGGTAGCAGTTAGACAACCACCAGCGCCACCACCAGCAAAGCTGCCACCACCACCACCACCGGCAACAACCAGATAATCAACAGGGATGGTTGGGGGTGGTGCCGAATTAAAAGTTATTGTGCCGCTGCCGGTGAAGGTGTAGATTCTATATCCACCTGCAACTGTTATTGTAGGTGATCCTGTTGTAGTTGCTGCGTATTCAGTGTCTGCATAGCGAATAATTACTACACCGGACCCACCTGTTCCGCCGTTTCCAGAAGTCCCGTCCCAGCCACCACCTCCACCACCACCGCCAGTATTAACAGTTCCGGCTACCCCTGCGGTAGTACCAGCTACACCAGTGCCACCACCTCCACCACCACCTACACCACCTGCCGCCCTAACACTGTTACTAGGATCAACATAATGAATACCGCCCCCGCCACCACCACCATAATAAACAGCAGAACCACTTAAACTACTTTGAGTGCCTGCACCACCTGCATTTGGTCCACCACTACCGCTAACTCCGGCTCCTGCTGCACTAGCTCCGCCGCCCCCGGCACCATAGTAGTAACCACCTCCACCATAATTAGCGTTACCTCCGTTATTGCCTTGACTAGGTGATGTAACAGGGGTATTGCCAGTGCCACCGGCGCCATTAAGAGACGGTTCGCCTATACTTCCACCACCACCAGAACCTCCAGCTGCACCATTTGCAAACCCAGCACCAGACCCATATGATCCACCACCGCCCCCGCCTGCACTTGTGATAGTAGAAAATACAGAATTTAATCCAGATACACCTTTGCCGCTTGTAGTCGTACCTGATGAGATTGTTGCACCTGCTCCACCTGTACCTACAGTAACTGTAATAGGTGTATCAAGCGTAACTTCAAACCCAGTAGCAGTTCTATAACCACCGGCTCCACCGCCACCGGATGTAATAGCACCGCCACCGCCACCGCCAGCAACAACCAGATAATCAACTGAGACGGTTGTCGGTGGAGGAGCCGGCGACTTAGAAAATGTTATTGTACCAGAGTTGGTGAATTTATAGATTCTATAGCCACCTGCAACTGTTACTGTGGGTGAGCCTGTAGTAGCTGAAGCGTATTCAGTGTCTGGATAGCGAATAATTACGATACCGGAGCCACCTGCTCCGCCGTTTCCAGTACTCGCGTCCCAGCCACCACCTCCACCACCACCGCCAGTATTTACTGTTCCGTTTACACCAGTAGTAGTACCTGTTGCACCTGTACCACCACCACCACCACCACCTACACCACCTGCTGCCCGAACACTGGGACTGGGGTCGAGGAAATGAAGTCCACCACCGCCGCCACCTGCATAATAAACAGCAGCACCACTTAAACTACTTTGAGTGCCTGCACCACCTGCATTTGGTCCACCACTACCGCTAACTCCGGCTCCTGCTGCACTAGCTCCGCCGCCCCCGGCACCATAGTAGTAACCACCTCCACCATAGTTACCGTTACCTCCGTTATTGCCTTGACTAGGTGATGTACTAGGGGTATTGCCAGTGCCACCGGCGCCATTGCCTGGTTCACTTACACCACCGCCGCCACCTGATCCTCCGTTAGCGCCATTTGAAAAAGAAGGGTAGGCACCACCACCGCCGCCACCGGCACTTGTGATAGTAGAAAATACAGAATCTAAGCCAGATACACCTTTGCCGTTTGCAGTCATGCCTGAGAGTATTGATCCGGCGCCACCTGTACCTACGGTTACTGTAATAGGTGTATCAAGCGCAACTTCAAATCCGGTATCGGTTCTATAACCGCCTGCGCCGCCGCCACCTGCTGTAAGCGCACCTCCACCTCCACCACCGGCAACAACAAGATAATCAACTAAGAATGGAGGTGGAGGACCGCCGCCCCCAGTTAAAGACCATCCGCTTGTAAAGTTGAATCCACCGGTAAATTGCATTAGGGTTCCCTTAATAGATGTATTTATGATAGCACATAAAACGTTGAATTATATAGTAACATCATCTTACTTTTCTTTTAATTTTTTGATGTATACCATTGCCAATATGCACTGTAGACAGTGAAATTTAAAATGCCAAGTTATATATCTCTAATTAAATTTTATTGTACCATTGCCGGTGAATTTATAGACTCTATATCCACCTGCAACTGTTATTGTAGGTGATCCTGTTGTAGTGGCTGCTGCGTAAGTATCTGCATAGCGAACAATGACGATACCAGAACCGCCAGCACCACCTGTGTTATTATAGGAGCCACCTCCGCCACCACCGGTATTTACTGTTCCGGCTACACCAGGTCCTTGATATCCACCGCCAGCACCACCTCCACCGGCACCGCCTGCACCTCCACCCTGATTGTACTGGCAACCGCCACCTCCACCTGCATAAATTACCGATGCTCCGGAAATTGAATAGCTGCCACCGGCACCTCCAGCAGCAGCGGGCCATCCAGCAACGCCGCCAGTACCCCGACCGGCACCGCCGCCGGCTAGTCCACCACCAGTCCCGCCGGGACCAGGAGCAGAGCCACCCGTATAATTTTCACCGTTACCTCCGGCATTTCCTTGACCAGGTATTCCAAGTCCGCCTGCTTCGCTGTTGTTACCGCCAGCGCCATTGGTTCCCGAAGCACTAGGAGCACCGGGAGGTGTTGTCCCACCACCACCACCACCGGGCTGTGCTGTTAGAGAGAATGCCGTCGATGCAGTACCAATAATACCACCATAACCGCCGGGCGGATTTATCGGACCACCAGGCCCAACTGTAATGGAATATGCAGATCCATAAAGTCCGCCTAACGCAGTGAAGATACCGGATAATATGCCGCCGCCACCACCCGCGCCTAGTCCACCGCCACCACCCCCACCAACAAGAAGATAATCAACTGGGACGGTTGGAGCATTAAAAGTTATTGAACCATCGCCGGTAAATGTATAGGTTCTATAGCCACCTGCAACTGTTATTGTGGGACTACCTGTTGTAGTTGCTGCTAGGTTAGTGTCTGCATAGCGAATAATAACAACTCCAGAGCCGCCAGCGCCAGCTGCCTGTAAATAAGAACCGCCGCCACCTCCACCGGTGTTAGCAGTACCACTTACTGCCGCCACACCTGGACTGGCGCCCTTACCACCAGCGCCACCGCCGCCAAGACCGCCAGAACTTGATGCTAAACCATCAGCGTTTGCGCCGCCGCCGCCGCCACCAGCATAATATGTACCTGATGATGCTGGCCATTCTCCTCCTATACCGCCATCACACGGGTTAGCAGATCCACCCACTGCACCTTTTCCACCACCTCCGCCGGCATATTGACCGGAACTGACTCCACCAGCATTACCTTGACCCGCTGTTCCCACGCCACCAACGCCACCGCCGTTGCCGTTAGCACCGCCACCAGATCCTCCTGCTTTTCCATTCAAGAGAGCACCGGTATAGTAGCCACCGCCACCGCCACCAATACATGTTATGCCATTAAAAACAGAATTTACACCATTGAGGCCATATGCCTGGCTAGATGGCGCTGCGCCGCCACCGGCACCTACTGTAACAGTGTGGGGGATTCCAAAAGCAAGAATAGAAATCTCGGTAACCATTCCGCCCGCACCACCTCCCGCTCCAGGAGCACCTGTACTCCTTCCACCGCCACCGCCGCCAGCAACAACTAGATACTCAACTAGTACAGATAGCGGTGACTCAACAGTAAATCCGCCAGCAAAATTGATTCCTCCAGTAAGTTGCATTAGTTTTCTTTAATAGATGTATTTATGATAGCACACTAAACTTTGAATTATATATTAACATACTCTCAATTTTCTTTTAATTTCTGTTACTTTACTCTATTGCAATTGACACATTAGTTGGTGAAATTACAAATGCCAAGTTATATCTCTAATTGAATTTTATTGTACCATCACCAGTGAATTTATATACTCTATAGCCACCTGCAACTGTTATTGTAGGTGATCCTGTTGTAGTGGCTGCTGGTTCAGTGTCCGCAGTGCGAACAATGACTATACCAGAACCGCCAGCACCACCTGAGTTACTACCAGTAGCACCGCCCCCGCCCCCGCCAGTATTTACCGTTCCAGCAACACCATTTCCTAAATAAGCAGCACCTGCGCCGCCGCCGCCAGCGCCGCCTGCACCTCCACCCTGGGCATACTGGGCACCACCACCTCCACCTGCATAAATTACCGATGCTCCGGAAATTGAATAGCTGCCGCCAGCCCCGCCGACAGCAGCGGCTGCTCCACCACCACCACCACCACCACCACCACCGCCGGCTAGTCCGCCACCAGTACCTCCTGGTTGAGGTGCAGAACCACCTGTATACTCTTGACCGTTACCACCAGCATTTCCTTGACCAGCTACCCCACTACCGCCTGCACCACCGTAATCACCACCAGCGCCATTGGTTCCCGAAGCACTAGGAGCACCGGGTGGGGTTATACCACCGCCACCGCCACCAGGCTGTGCGGTTAGAGAGAATGCCGTCGATGCAGTACCAATAATACCACCATACCCGCCGGGCGGATTTATCGTACCGCCTGGACCAACTGTGATGGAATATGCAGATGCAGCTACTCCACCAAAGGCAGTTAAGCTGCCAGATAATATGCCGCCGCCACCGCCGCCACCCTGTCCACCGCCGCCGCCACCGCCAACAATAAGATAATCAACTAGTACAAGTATTGGATTATCCAAAGTCATTCCGGCAGTAAGAGTGAGATTAGCAAGTAGCATATATTTTCCTTAGTAGATGTATTTATACTAGCGTTAAATTAGATAATAACATCAGCATCAACTGTACTCTTATTTTTCTTTCAATTCTGTTGTACTCTGTTGTAATTGGCAAATCAGGCGGTGAAATTACAAATACTACTATCTCTCTAACTAGTCAACCGTTATTGTGCCATTGCCAGTGAATGTATATGTTCTATATCCATCTGCTACTGTTATGGTTGGACTACCTGTTGTACTTATAAAAGCCCGGCTTGAGGCTGCGTATCGGAATATCACAACTCCCGATCCACCGGCGCCACCATTTGCTCCACTTTCTACTCCGTTTGTCATAGAAGATGCGGCGCCACCGCCCCCGCCAGTATTTACCGTTCCTGCTACTCCAGTAGGAGTTGCATTACTACCACCGGCACCGCCACCACCGATACCTCCTGCTCCAGCTGTGCCAGTTCTTCGTCCTCCACCACCACCACCGGCATAATATGTACCCGATGATACTAGCCATTCTAATCCTACACCGCCTGCACCGCCGCTCGCAGCGTAGTCTGGAAGCTGTGCATTTCCCGCACCGCCGGCGCCTCCACCGCCGGCGCCTCCACCAATTGAAGTGCTTCTTTCAGGGCCGCCATCGTATCCTTGTCTTGTGGCACTTATATAACTAGAGCCCGGATAAACACCTTTACCAGGCGTTCTGCCACCGTTATACTGTGAGGCATCTCCAACTCCACCGCCTGAACCACCGTTTCCACCGTTTCCACCTGAACCACCAGATATACCTCCTCCGTAGCCTCCGCCATACCCGGTTACTGTAGCTAATCCAGTACCCGAAATTATAGTATTTTCTCCAGTGCTGCCGTCACCTCCACCTACAGACAGAGAGCCACCGGCCCCGCCAGGTCCGACGGTTATAGTATATGTTCCTGCAGTTAATGTTGCAGACCCTGATAATAACCCGCCTGCACCACCGCCACCGGCAGCCGACTGATAACCGTAGTTAATGTTTCGCCTTGCACCACCGCCACCTCCACCAGCAACAACCAGATAATCAACTGAGATGGGTGGAGGTGGAATAGCAAAAGTCAATCCGGAAGTAAGAGTGAGATTAGTAATTTGCATAAGTTTTCTGTAATAGATGTATTTATGATAGTTTTAACTTATATAGTAACATCAGCATCAACCGTTATATCTAGTATACTCTTACGATTTTCTTTTAGCTTCTTTTGATATACTCTATTGCAATTGGCACATAGCGTTAGCATATTCTTGCTAGTTTTATTCTTGTTGTCACCGTCTTTGTATATCAAATCAAGTTGACAGCTATCTTCTGGTAGAAAATTACACTTTTCGCATTTGGGTTTTTTGTGTAACAAGTATCCAAATTTAGTATTGTACATTGCTTTACTGCATTGAACACAATACTTGTGCCATTGCTTAAATCCATGTTTACTGATACCATTGGGTTTAGATAATGATATTTTACATTTTTCACAGAAAGGTCTGGTTGGTTGGTGTGTAAGCATAGTGTATTTATAGAAAAAAGATTTATTAGATTCTTAAAAATTGGGGTCATAAAAATTATGATAGCATAAATACTATATAACATTTTGGAACAAACATGTCGTCAGAACCATTTAATAGTCTTGGTGGCTACACAGTTGGCATACCTGCAATATCGGTAGTTGATAGCAACGGAAACGTTGTATCTAATTTCTTGAATATAACAGGTAATGTTGCTGCGGGCACTATATATTCAAACAACTATCGCTTTGCAAATGGTCAACCGTTTGTACCAAGTGCTGCCGGTTCTAATACACAATTACAATTTAACAATTCGGGTGTATTTGGTGGCATTCCAAATGTCACTTGGAATGGGAATAGACTTGCATTAGGTAATGTTTCTAATGTTAGCATTAGTGGCGGTATTAACGGATTTGTACTACAAACCGATGGTTCAGGTAATTTAAGTTGGACTGATAGTGGCAATGGAACCCCAGGTGGTAGTAATACCCAGATTCAGTTCAACAACGCAGGTGTAATGGGTGGATCAGCTGGGCTTACGTTTGATTATATTACTAGTATTTTGACTGTAACTACGATTGCTGCAAGTAACGCAACATTTTCTAATACAGTTATTGTCAATAGCAATTTAACTGTTAATACTAGCGCAGTATTAAATGTAACAGGTAATGTTAACAGTATATCTAGTCCTAATGTTTCGTTAGGCAATGTAGGAAATATTCATATTACAGGTGGAGCCAATGGGTATGTTCTTTCTACTGATGGTTCAGGTAATTTAAATTGGATATTAGAGTCGGTTACTACGCCTGCTGGCACAAATCAACAGGTGCAATTTAATAATGCGGGTGCATTTGGTGGTGTGGCATCATTTACTTTTAATAGTGCTAACGGATTATTAACAGTTCCTTCTATTAAAAGTAACACAACTGCAAACTTCCAAGGTGCAACCAATGTTAATTTAGGTAATGTGTCTAACTTGCACATCAGCGGTGGTATTAATGGGTATCTACTACAAACAGACGGTTCAGGTAATTTAAGTTGGAGCGAAGGCCCAGGCACCGGCAACGGCCTTCCAGGTGGGGCTAATACCCAAGTTCAATATAACAATGACGGAACTTTTGGAGGTAATTCATACTTAACATATAATGACTTTACCAAAGTATTTCAAGTTGGTGGTAACTTAATTGCTAACTCAGTACAAGTGGGCGCAGGAGCATACAAGTGGTCTACTAGCTTTGTTTTCTTTGCTAATACTACGAATGCAACACCACAACAAATTTTATATTCTCTTCCAGTTGCTAATGTTTCAGGGATAGAATTTGAAATTATTGCAACAGAACCAGCAGGTCCTAGTAGACAGAGTTCTAGGATTAGCTCATTATACTATGATAGCACGGTGGAATTTACTGAATATGCAAGTTTGTTTGTAAATGGCGGAGTTGGTGATTTTGAAGTAGCTTATGATGGTGGAAATATAATTGTTCCTCCTTCATTGGAACTTAATGTATCACCTTATGAGAGTAATCCAATAACCTATAAAATGTTGATTACTGTATTCGCCGGATAACACATGTTGATAAATACATTAAATAGGAAAATGTAATGGCGGTAAAACCCTTAAATTCAGTAGGAGGCTTCTCAGTAGGATCAACACCGGTAACTATTATATATCCAAACGGTTCTATTTTAGTTAATAACTTCTCAACCACCGGTAAATCAAATTTAAATAGTATTGGAAATATTTATATTTCTGGTGGTTCAAACGGACAAGTAATTCAAACAGATGGCTTAGGTAATCTTAGTTTTACAACTATCAACACATCAAGTATTAGTAATGGTAATAGTAACATACGAGTTCTTGCTAATGCTAATATTACCTTCAGTAGTACAGGTAATGCAAACATTGTTGTTATTACGGGCACTGGTGTAAATGTCACTGGATATCTAACTGTTAACGGTAATATTACTTCACTTAATGCCAATTTAGGCAATCTAGCAACTGCTAATTTTGCAAATTTTGCTAATGATGTAGTAGTTCAGGGTAATATTGCAAATGCAAATAACATCAGTATCACTAATAATTTAGAAGGCAATACAGCTAATTTTAGCGGCAATATAACTTCGCTCAATGCTAACTTAGGTAACTTGGTAACTGCTAATTTTGCTAACTTTGCAAATGATGTTGTAGTTCAGGGTAATATTGCTAACGCAAACAATGTAAGTATCACTAATAATTTAGAAGGAAATACAGCTAACTTTAGTGGTAATATTGCTTCGCTCAATGCTAACTTAGGTAACTTGGTAATCGCTAATTTTGCTAACTTTGCAAATGATGTTGTTGTTCAAGGTAACATTGCTAACGCAAATAACATCAGTATAACCAATAATTTAGAAGGCAATACAGCTAATTTTAGCGGCAATATAACTTCGCTCAATGCTAACTTAGGTAACTTGGTAACTGCTAATTTTGCTAACTTTGCAAATGATGTTGTAGTTCAGGGTAATATTGCTAACGCAAATAACATCAGTGTTACATATGAAATCACAAGTAATACAGCAAATATAACCGGTAATTTAACAACAGGTAATGCTAACTTAGGTAACTTGGTAATCGCTAATTTTGCAAATTTTGCTAATGATGTTGTAGTTCAGGGTAATATTGCAAATGCAAATAATATCAGTATAACACATAATTTAGAAGGCAATACAGCTAACTTCAGCGGTAATATTTCTTCTCTCAATGCTAATTTAGGTAATCTAATAACTGCTAATTTTGCTAATTTAACTAATGACTTGGTTGTTCAAGGTAATATTGCTAACGCAAATAACATCAGTATCACTAATAACCTAGAAGGAAATACGGCTAACTTCAGCGGTAATATTACTTCACTTAATGCTAACTTAGGTAACTTGGTAATCGCTAATTTTGCAAATTTTGCTAATGATGTTGTAGTTCAGGGTAATATTGCAAATGCAAATAATATCAGTATAACACATAATTTAGAAGGCAATACAGCTAATTTCAGCGGTAATATTACTTCTCTCAATGCTAATTTAGGTAACTTGGTAACTGCTAATTTTGCTAACTTTGCAAATGATGTTGTAGTTCAGGGTAACATCGCTAACGCAAACAATGTCAGCATAACTAATAATTTAGAAGGAAATACAGCTAATTTCAGCGGTAATATTACTTCTCTCAATGCTAATTTAGGTAACTTGGTAACTGCTAATTTTGCTAACTTTGCAAATGATGTTGTAGTTCAGGGTAACATCGCTAACGCAAACAATGTCAGCATAACTAATAATTTAGAAGGAAATACAGCTAATTTCAGCGGTAATATTACTTCGCTTAATGCTAACTTAGGTAACTTGGCAATCGCTAATTTTGGTAACTTTGCTAATGACTTGGTTGTACAAGGTAATATTGCTAATGCAAACAATGTTAGTATAACACATAACCTAGCGGGAAACACAGCCAATTTTAGTGGCAACGTGGTGGCTGCAAACTTTGTTGGTCCACTTTCAAACGGTATAAGCAATATTAAAGTATATAACAATGCAAATATAGAATTTACTTTTAATGGAACTGCAAACGTTGCAACAATATCTTCTACTGGCCTTTTTGTTGCCGGAGAGATTAACACAACAACAGGTAATATGTTATCAAATGGTAACATTACTGCAAATCTTTTCTTAAATAGTGCAAATGCCAATGTAACAGGTGAAGCATTATTAGGTAGCGTAAAAACAGCAAATATTATTGCACCAGTAGGTACTATCACTATTAGTGCGGCAGGCGCCGATAATAATATTATTCTTTCACCAACTGGTGTAGGTAATGTTGATGTTAGTTTACATAATATCACACAAGTTGCAATGCCAATAAATCCAAGTGATGCGGCAACAAAAGAATATGTTGATAATGTTGGGCAAGGTCTAGTCATCCACCCGCCTGCAAATGTAACTGCAATTAGTAATTTAACTGCATCGTATATAAATGGCGGAACCGTATTGTCTGTAACAGACATTACTGGCAATAAAACGATTACATTCAGTATAAATCACGGATTGGTAGTGAATAATGAGATTGAATTTACAAACTCATTCAATGGTATTATTGCTGGGGAAGGATACTATGTATTCAGCACTCCTACACTAGATTCAATTACTATCAGAGACGGCTACTTTGGCGCTGAAGTAACGACACTTGTAGATGGTACAGGTTTAACTCAACCGGCGTTAGGTAATGCTGGTGTAGGGGCTACTCTTACAAATGCAGGTGTACAGATAGCATTAACTATTGATGTTATTTTAATGACAGTTGGGGCAAGGGTTCTTGTTCAAGGGCAGACTAATCAATTTGAAAATGGTATATATACTGTAACTATTGTTGGCACCGGTGCTACTAATTGGGTAATTACCCGTTCAAGTGATGGGGATTCATATGCCCCTCAGAGTATTATCAACTTAGCCTCTAGATCATATTTCTTTATCAGCCAGGGTTCACAATTTGCAGGATCCTCTTACGTTCTAACATCTCCAACAGATGAAATACAGTTTGGTGTTACAAATATAGAATTCACCCAATTTAGTCTAGCAATTTCTTATACTTCAGGACCTGGTATCTATGTTAATGGTACTCTTATTTCTGCAAATGTTGATAATGACACAACTGCAATTGCTGGTGGTAATATTGTTGTTAAAGCAGGTGCAAATCTAACAACACCAAACTTAGGTGATGCGACATTCAGTAGCTTATCATGGAATAATTTAAGTAATGGTAATGTTACTGCAAATAATTTAAGTATTGGCAACATTGCTAATATTACTGGCAATCTACGTGTAGATGGGGTAATTCAATCTAATGGTAATATATCAAGCAATACAAACATTAATAGTAATAATGCTTATTTCATTAACTTTGCAAATATTGGTGGAAACTTATTAGCTAATAACATTACAAGTAATAATGCTTTTAGTACAAATACCGCTAATATTACTTCAAACTTAATAACAAGCAATGCTACAATTAACTTGGAACTTTCAGGTAATACAGCTAACTTTAGTGGAAATATAACTTCGCTAAATGCTAACTTAGGTAATCTAGTAATCGCTAATTTTGCAAATTTTGCTAATGATGTAGTGGTTCAAGGTAATATTGCAAACGCAAACAATGTAAGTATAACTAATAATTTAGAAGGAAATACAGCAAACTTCAGCGGCAATATTGCTTCGCTAAATGCTAACTTAGGTAACTTGGTAACCGCTAATTTTGCAAATTTTGCTAATGATGTAGTGGTACAGGGTAATATTGCTAATGCAAACAATGTCAGTATAACACATAACCTAGAGGGTAACACAGCAAACTTTAGTGGAAATATAACTTCGCTCAATGCTAATTTAGGTAATCTAATAACTGCTAATTATGCTAATTTTGCTAATGATGTAGTGGTTCAAGGTAATATTGCTAACGCAAACAATGTCAGCATAACACACAATTTAGAAGGCAACACCGCTAACTTCAGCGGTAATATAACTTCGCTCAATGCTAATTTAGGTAATCTAATAACTGCTAATTATGCTAATTTTGCTAATGATGTAGTGGTTCAAGGTAATATTGCTAACGCAAACAATGTCAGCATAACACACAATTTAGAAGGCAACACCGCTAACTTCAGCGGTAATATTACTTCACTTAACGCTAACTTAGGTAATCTAGTAATCGCTAATTTTGCAAATTTTGCTAATGACTTGGTTGTTCAGGGTAATATTGCTAATGCAAACAATGTCAGCATAACACATAACCTAGAAGGCAATACAGCCAATTTCAGCGGAAATATTGCTTCACTTAACGCTAACTTAGGTAATCTAGTAATCGCTAATTTTGCAAATTTTGCTAATGACTTGGTTGTTCAGGGTAATATTGCTAACGCAAACAATGTCAGTATAACAAATAATCTAGAAGGAAACACAGCCAATTT